AAAAGACAAAAAAATGTAAAATAAAGGTTGACAGATTGTATATAGATGCTATTATATAATAGTAAGTTAAACAAAAGGAGTCGACAATGACAGTTTCAGTTACAGAAAATCAAATTCCAACTATTATACAAGAAGCAAAAGATGCCGCTTATATTGCCGCTGATAAGTTTTTTAAGAAAGAACTTGGTGGTGAAGATGCTTATGCATGTGGTTTTGCTTGGGTTAACATTTATGGTATTAAGATGAATACTAAAATGGGTAAGGCTTTTAAAGAAGCAGGTTTAACTAAGGATTATACTGGTTCAATTAATATGTGGAATCCTTCAAGATACGGATGTCAAAATGTTGATACATTAGAAGCAGGTGCTATTGCGGCTGCTGATGTATTTAAAAAGTACGGTTTTCGTGCTTATGCAGGAAGTAGGTTAGACTAATGATTAAAGCACTTATTTTTATGGCAGTTGGAGCATATGGAATGTATGTGTACCAAACACCCGGAAATGTAGATGGAATAGTAGATGATGTAAAATCTACTATTAACCAAACTGCTGAAGATATCTATAAAGCAACAAAATAAAGGTTGACTTATCCTATAGATATGCTACATTAATAATATAAACATAAAACGATGAAAAGGATTACAATATGAGTTACGTTTTAGTTAAAGAAGGTTTTTACAGAAACCAAGCAATTAAAGATACTGTGTTTCCACTAGTATCAGATCTCAAACAAGGCAAAAGCGGAATGTTTGTTACTGTAGATGGTAGCAATGGATTTGGCATGGATAAAATCCGTGTTAAAGTTACTAGCCCTATGCAACTTGAAATGGTAGATGCAGATGCTTATAAGCCAAATGCAGGTAGCATAGCAATACCAGTTGAAGCAGAATCTTCAGTTATTACTGAAAAAGATGAAAAACGTATGGTAGAAATTGAAGAGCGATTTGAGATACTTAATGAAATGGCTTCTGCACTAAAAAATGGTGATGTACGAGCAATGATTGTTACTGGACCTCCAGGTGTTGGTAAGTCATATGGTGTTGAAACTACACTTGAAGAACAAAGTGGTTTTGATGCACTTGCTGGTGTTACACGATATGAAGTTTGTAAAGGTGCAATGACACCAATTGGACTTTATGCTAAACTATTTGAATATAGTCAAACTGGTGATGTACTAGTATTTGATGATTGTGATAGTGTGCTAATGGACGATTTATCCTTAAACATACTTAAAGCGGCACTTGATAGTGGTAAACGTAGACGTATATACTGGAATGCAGATAGTAGTAAACTAAGAACTGAAGGTATTCCTAATTACTTTGATTTCAAAGGTAGTGTTTGTTTTGTAACTAACATTAAATTTGATAATGTTAGAAGTAAAAAACTTAAAGATCATTTAGATGCACTTATGTCAAGATGTCATTACATTGACTTAACACTTGATACTGCTAGAGATTGCTTTTTAAGGATTAAACAAATTGCAAGAAAAGGTGATTTGTTTGAAGGATATAAATTTGAGAAACAAGATGAAGAAGATATTCTTGAGTTTATGTTTTCTAACAGAAAGAAACTTAGAGAAATGAGTCTTAGAATGGCACTTAAGATAGGTGACTTGAAAAAACTAAGTCCTACAAATTGGAAAAGCCTGGCTTCGAATACTTGTATGAAAAGAGTATAATAAGTGAACCTCCTCGTTGCAGGCAAAAGGAGTGTAGTCTTTGGTCGGGCTACACTCTCATTTTATTAAAGGTGCTATATGTTACAACCATTAGATATTGAAGATTGTATGAAGTTTGCAATAGGTTTGATTCCAACTCCTATTCCTCCTCGTTTTAAAAATAAGCCTATTAGTCTTGCTAATTATGATGTTAGTTTTGTTAATAATGTAGTTCGCAGTATTAACAGCGGAGACGGACTTAGTGATAAGCAAAGAGATCTAAGTGTAAAGTTAGTTGCAAAGTATGTTAGGCAGTATAAAAAGTTAGGAATTGATGTTTCAGTTATTGTTCAAAATCCTACATTTAGTAGTCCGTTACGACAAGTTGATAGAACAAGGACGATTGAAATAACACAAGATAGAATTTATATCAAGTTTCCATATAATAAGGAAATGATTACTAGTTTTAAAGCATTACTAAACAAGTCGTTGCATTCAACTACTAGTGGCTGGAGTAAAGAAGAACGTAGATACGAAGTTGATTATAATGAATATAACTTATTACAAATAGATAAATGGACTAAAAATTATAGGTTTAAGTATAGTACTGAAGTAACTTCATTAGTAAGCAAGTTTAAAAGTATGATTAGTAACAGGTCAAAATATGCTATTCAATTAATAGTAAATGAAAATGATTGTGAACTAGTTAATGCTCCAGATAGTTTAAGTGATTGGTGGAAAAATAATGTACAAGACAAACCTATTATTGATCAAGTAGTAAAAGCTGCGGATCAAAATATAGATGTAGTTAATCGTAGTAGTACATTTAAACTGAATTATATTGCAAACAAAATTTTAACAGGCAGAGGTAGTGAGTTTAGATTTGATGACTGTACAATTAATGAACTAGTTGAAGGAGCACAAGAGTTAGGCTTTAAACGTATTGCATATATTGTAGATGGCAGAACAATACAGTCTGAACAAGTACCACAGTTCACTGAAGTAATTGATGCAGTAGGACATAATAATGCAGTTTGCCTAGTTAAGCATTTAAATATTACTATTAATGCAAATCGTAGGTTTACTTCTGACACAAAGTTTGCTATACTAGATAGTATACAAAGGTTTTCGCACAACAAGTCTCAAACTGACTGGAAACCAGATTTTGTTATTCATACTAATGGAATAACAAAATTAAGATCAAGTGACTACATAGAAACTAAAGCACCGTGGCTTTGTTTATATTCTAATTCCGTAGGTAATTAATGAAAACAGCTAAACTAGTAATTAAGGACGAAGTAAACGTCAAGATAGAAAACCTTGACCTTGAGGCAAGGAAGAAACTTTCACAGATGTTTAAGTACGAAGTCCCTTATGCCCGTTACTTGCCAGCAGTACGATTAGGACGTTGGGATGGTAAGGTTAGTTACTTTCAGTTAGGTGGTAGTTCGTTTATTAATTTACTTCCAAAAATATTACCTGTACTTGATAGTATGGGATATGATTTTGAAGTTAGTGACCATAGAGAGTATCAAACAGACTTTACATTTGAACCTGTAGATGCTGATACATTTGCAGATAAAACATGGCCCGAAGGACATCCTGTTGCAGGAGAGCCTGTTGTGCTAAGAGACTATCAAATAGATATAATAAATAACTTTATAAGTAATCCGCAAAGCCTACAAGAAATTGCAACAGGCGCCGGAAAAACAATTATGACTGCGGCTCTTAGTAAATTAGTAGAACCATATGGCCGTAGTATTGTTATTGTACCAAACAAGAGTCTAGTAACACAAACTGAAGAAGATTATATTAATTTAGGTTTAGATGTTGGTGTATGGTATGGTGACAGAAAAGAATTTGGCAAGACGCATACTATATGTACTTGGCAAAGTTTGAATATACTATTAAAGAACACTCGTAACGCCGAAGCACCAATTACTATACAAGAGTTTATTGATGGGGTAGTATGTGTGATGGTAGATGAAGTACACCAAGCAAAAGCAGATGCACTTAAAACATTACTTACAGGAGTAATGAGTCAGATACCAATTCGTTGGGGACTTACAGGAACAATACCAAAAGAAGACTTTGAATTTATGAGTCTATTGGTAAGTTTGGGAGAAGTTGTAGGACGTAAAAGTGCTAGTGAACTACAAGATATGGGTGTGCTTAGTAACTGTGAAGTTAATGTTGTACAACTAATTGATCATGGAGATTATAGCAACTATCAAAGTGAATTAAAATATTTACTTACAGATGAAAAACGTTTAGATTATCTTGCTTCATTGTTTAACACTATTGGAGATTCGGGTAATACATTAATACTAGTTGATCGTGTTGAATCGGGCAAATCCTTAGTAAGAAAGATAGGAGACAGTGCAGTATTCATTAGCGGAGCAACTAAAGCCGGAGACAGAAAAGAACACTATGACGAAATCGCAGACGTAGATAACAAAGTTATTGTTGCTACATACGGAGTTGCGGCAGTTGGTATTAACATACCACGTATATTTAATCTTGTCTTATTAGAACCAGGCAAGAGTTTTGTAAGGGTAATACAAAGTATTGGACGAGGTATTCGTAAAGCCCAAGATAAAGACCACGTCCAAATATGGGACATAACATCAACTTGTAAATATGCAAAAAGACACCTAACTAAGAGAAAACAATTTTATAAAGAGGCCAAATATCCATTTGTGCTACAAAAAACAGATTGGAAATAAAATAAAATGAGTAAAAACAAAGCAAAAGCACCAGCATCATCTCCACAGTCACGTCAGCCTGGCGAACTTATGTGGAATACAGGAATCTATTACATGGCAGACGGGTTTACATTTGACTCTACCAAGCCTATTGTACAATGGATTATAGAAAAGAATTTACTTCCAAGTAACGAACGTCCAAAGGAACTAACACTGATTATTAATAGTCCTGGCGGTAGTGTTCATGCAGCCTTTGCCCTTATTGACACAATGAAAGGCAGTGCTATTCCAATTAAAACAGTTGGGTTAGGACTTATTGCAAGTTGTGGCGTATTAACATTTATGGCAGGTGAAAAAGGCAGACGCATACTTACGCCAAATACAAGTATCTTATCACACCAATATAGTTGGGGCAGTAGTGGTAAAGAACATGAACTATTTGCAAGAGTACGTGAGTTTGAACTTAGTACAGAACGTATGCTAGAACATTATAAAAAATGTACAGGACTCAAAGAAAAAGTTATTCGTGAAATACTTCTTCCACCGGAAGATAAATGGCTTAGTGCCAAAGAGGCAGTTAAGTATGGCATTGCTGACAAAATAAAGAGTGTTTATTAATGCAGATATTAACTTTAGAGAACACAACATTCTCAATGAATGATCTACCTGAAGAAGTAGATGATATGAGGTTTGCAGTATTAGATAACAGTAATCCAAAGGAACCTGATTACTTTTTTATACCATTAATATTTTTACAAAGTTTTAACAGTCCTGCACTAGTATTGAAAATTGGTAAACACACAGTTAGAATGCCACGTGATTGGATGATGCTTATTGGCGAACCAGATCACGGAGACTTAGAAGTTATTCCACTTACAAGTTTAAATGACAGAGGATTTCATGCATTCTTATACAATCCACGTAGTGACTTTAGGCCCGAGTTTGCTCCTGTAGAAATTGTAGATGTATATCAAGATGTACGTTGGTACTTTCCAAAGTTGAAACCAGGACAGTTATTAGCAGTACCGTTACACGACGGTGAAAAACCAAAATGTGCTTATTTTGTAGAAGAAATTAGTAGAGCTTCAGAAATTGTAGATGTTGAAAAAGTCTGGTAATAATTATATTGTAAAAACTTCTAATCTGTGCTATAGTTTAAGTCTTAGTGGAGATAATCAACGAACGTGGAATACAACACAAAGACCATTAATTGAAAATGTCGTTAATTTTTTTAATGATAGAGAAATGGTTAATGCTGGAGTAAACATTACAATTGACTGGGACGCACAGAATAATCGCTGGTATCATATTAGTTTTGAAAACATTGATGATGCTACACTTTTTGAAATAACATATGCAGAGTATTTTTAACTATGGCAAGTAAACTTCCGCTAAACAAAGTGTTAGGTGCAATGGATCGTAAAGACAGAAAGTTTTACGATAGCCTCACTGATGAAGAACGTAAAGCATTTAGTCCTTTCTTAATGAATCGTTACGCGAGTAGTGTAAAAGGACAAAGTGAGTTACAAGAGTGGTGGCTTATTGCTACAAACAAACGTGTTAACACACATTTCTTTGACTTAGGTAAGCATCCTAAGTTACAATGGTTGTTACTTACAAGTGCAAGTCCAGGCATGGGTACTGCATTTCATGAATGGATTGCAAACAAAAAGAAAGTGGCTAGTAAGAATAAAATTGGTAAAGCACTAAACCATATATACCCAAATGCCAAAGCAGATGAAATTGCGTTACTTGAGCAAATTAACACTAAAGCAGATGTTAAAAAGTACCTTGAAGATTTAGGATATGACGATAAGCAACTTAAAGAACTATTATGAACACATTGATGTCAATAGCAAAACAAACGGCAGAAGCACATATGAGTGATAAGCCATTTGTTTGTAAGTATTGCGACAGAGCTTTTAGTAAAGAGAAAACTTTGTTTAGTCATACGTGTGAGCAAAAACGTAGATGGTTGCAAGAAAAAGATAAACAAGTACAATTAGGATTACAAGCATATTTAAGGTTTTATGAAAAAACACAAGGTGCTAATGGGTCTAAGAAAACATATGGAGACTTTGTTAATAGCCCATATTATAATGCATTTGTAAAGTTTGGCAAACACCTAGTTAACATAAAAGCAATTAATGTTAGTAAGTTTATTGATTATGTAATTAATAAC